CCATCTGCCGCACATATAGTTAAAGCAGAGTCATCAAATACTGACGTTGCAGTTTCTAATGTAGGTCCATTTAAGTAATAATTTCCGGGTGTTGACATAATTAATTAATTTTATTTAAACTTGACATCCGCAGAATGATTTGTTAATATCTATTTCTACCGGAGGCCCTAAGAAAAGTGTAGCACAAACTGATTGAACTCCGGTTGGTGAAATCATTTGTGATTGTTGAACACCTGCACAATCTAAATAGTTAACTGTGTAAGTAGTAGTTGTACTTAGGTTTTCTAAAGTATATGTATCACAACTATCTTCACATCCTGTAATATCGGTTCTTCTAGCAGTTATGATATCTGTAGCAGGGTCTTGTGTTTCCGCTAAAACTTCCCATAAACATAAACTTCCTGATATCTCTACATAATCTCCCGGTTGAACTGTACCAAATCCACTCCAAGAAGCTATTACTGTTGCCGGAGTTGAATCGGGAGCTGCATTACATTCTTGCAATTCAAAATTAGGGTCAGGTAAATCACATCCACACGATTGCCAAACTACAGTAGCAGATATAATTGGGCTTGTAACAAACCCACTAGTACATATTAATTGAGACTGTCCTGACAATATTGTAACTGTATCTAGTTTATTAGAACCGCATTCTCCGTATTCTATTACAAGACTAGATAATGAACTATTCGTTACTTCATATGTATTACAAGCATCTGCACAAGTTAATGTTGGGTTTACAGATACTATTGTTGAGTCCGATGTTTCACCAAACAACCCAATCTGTACAACTTCATATAAGCAATCAGGGTCTTCAGATATTACAACTATATCATTTACGTTGTAACTTAAGTTATCTACTGCATATCTAATTAAATCACCGCCTGTGCTTTGTGTGTCGACACATCTTTGAATTTGAATAAATTGGTCCTCACAACCACAACCAATTAAATCTAATACAAGATTAGGGTCTATACTAGTAATTTCTTTAGCACATATAGCATTAAGGGTAGTTCCGGGTTGTACAGTTGCAAGTTCATCTTGGTCTCCACAATTCACATACTCAATTTCTTCGGCAACCCCTCCATTATTTGTAACTGTATATTTCTGACATAAATCTGTGCAATCAGTTATAGTGCTTAAACCTGTTATTACGGCCGTAGCCACATCTGATGTATTAGCAGTTAATTCATATATACAAGTTTCAATTTTGATTCCATCTAATGATGTATCTATTTCTACAAACTCACCTATTGCATAAGGACCTTCAACAACTTCAGTGTTAACTACCCCATCTAATCTACATTGTGTAGCCACAAATCTTTCAGCATCATCACATAAACAACACACATCAAATAAATCTACATTGCCATAACACAATTCTGCAAGAGTTGGTCTTCTATAATCATATATTAAATATAAATTATTACCGGTTGCAGGCATAACAAAAGATGAACTAAATACTGTAGGAGCAAGGGTTGAATCTACCACCCCTACAGATGAAGCCGCTATTAAATTAGCAACTGATGCAGACGTGTTTGCATATTGAGTATTGCTTCTTAAAAATCTAAACGTCATCGGAGGTGTTACAAAATTAAAATTGTCTGCAGGTGCTATTTTATTACTTCTTATAGTTACAACTGCACCATCAGCAGGTATAACTCCCGCTCCTTGAAATCCTGTTATTGAATCGAATTGAGATATTAATGGATTATCTGTACCATTAGCCAACTCTACTTCTGTAGAATGTAAAGGAGAAATAAAAGTTCCATCTACCCATCTATATTCGTTATGTATAAATTCACTACCATTAGCATCCGAACTTACACATACTTGATAAATAGTTATTTCTTCTGCATCAGGACATTCAACTAAAATTTTTAATTCAGCTCTACCATTACCTGAAATAAATAAATCTACAATTTGATTTACTACAGAATTTTTTGGGACAATAATATTAAATGTTCCGTTTGAATTTACGTTAGTTATATAGTTAGCACCATTATATGTTGCAAGAAAATTAATTGCGGTTGTTGCGGGGTCTCCTACGTAATTGCTTACGGTTATATTTATTATTACATCACCCACTAATTCACCTACATTATAGCAAAAATTAATTGGACTAGTGTAATTAAATTGTTGACTAACACCACAATCAACACAAGGAATTTCTAGAGGCAATAAGTTGTTGTTAATAGAAAAAACATATTCATCCATATAAGGGTCATAACCACCTAATTTTTGGGTATTTGGAGTTTCTATAAATACGTCTCTAAACCAAGAACGCATCCCTGATTCTGATATAACCATTAATTGTTCGTTAGTATAAGCAGTTCCTTTTAACATTAATAACGCTCCTCTTTTTTGGTCAGAAAAGAATTTATTGTATCCATACTGCGAATAACTTTCAGGGTTAGCACTAATACCATATTCTTCTAGTCTTGCTATCTGAGTTCCTAAAACTTCAGGTACAGATGTAATTGCGCCACCTACTGCTGCATCAGATAATAAATTTTTACCGGCAAGCACATATGATATTTTATCTTCCTGTAATGTAAGTATGTCGGTACTACGAGCTTGAAGTTTCTGTATAGGTCCATAAGAATCTTCTAATGGTTTAAAATTTAATAAAGCTATATTAAATTCATTCAATTTATTAATATTACTTTCATCGTTAAATATTCCGCTATATGTAATATCGGCAAATCTATTTGCTTCTTTATAATCAACATTAGCCACTGAAGTAAATCTATCTCCTAAAGCTAATTCTCTTCCTTTTATTGAATCTCTAACCCTATAACTTTCTACTCCATTACCAAATGAAAAACAATTAAAGAAATCTAAATCTATTATAGCGGGTTGACCTGTAGCAATTACTTGACTTTGTACATTCCCTGTATGGGCCGGAGGTAATACAGTAGTTTCAACAACTACTGTTGTGCCCGGTGCAGTTGGAGTAGCGGGGGATTCTTGTGCCGTACCGCAAGTAATTAATATATTATCTATGGTAGAGTTAGCCGGAATAATTATAGTTTGGTCTATCCCATCTAATTCATATAAATACTCAATATCAAAAGCATTAGCATTTGATACCGATAAATAACATTGACCAATACTAGTTATTTTAAAAGATTGTGAACCTTCAAACCATAATGATGGACTAGCATCAGATGGTTGAGTTTCCCAAATAATCTCACTTGTTGCTCTTACTATTTCCCATTCAACTGTAATGAAAGACTTGTTTCTCTCTGTTCTACCTCCCGCACATTGTTTTGTTCCTGTGACGAAAAAATAAATTTCATTAGTTACTGAAACTCTAGACCACGCTATTTTGTTGACGTCAAACTCAGCTTGAACTTGAGCTGCCATTGCCGATAAACTAGGATATACCGTACTATCATATTGATTAGTTATTGGCGGTGCGCCATCGGTAGTCTCATCTTCTCCTGTATTTATTAATTGGTCAACGTTATCTCCGTTCCACCAATCTATAATATTATCATAATTTTGTGAAGCTATCAAATTTAAATCTAAAGTATACCTTCTTCTTTCACAACCTGTACCTCCTCTACCACGTCTATTCCAATAAATGTATAACTTAATTCTACTACCCACCGGTATGTCTACGTCTATAAACTGATTCGGATTTGCAGTATCTTCTACACTAAAAGCGTCATTATAAAATATTCTTGCATACTCTTCTTGTGCAGGACCTACAGGAACGGCTTGATTTTGTTGACTTACTGTTTGTGGACCGGGAGCAATTATCTGATTGTCCTCGTTGTTAACATTAAAGTTAGCCTTTAACTTCATATATGTTCCTGCAGGCACAACGATAGGCTCACCCTCTGCATCAACTAAATCATCAAGGAAGTCTCTTTCTTGCGCTGCTTTTTCTAATACAGTTGAAAACAAGCATCTATCTACAGGTCCACTAGCATCTCTTTTTACAGTTAATCTATCACCTTCTTCAACTTTTTGTGAGTTTTCACCTTCAAGTAAAAAGTATTGATAGTTAGTTACAGGGTCGGTAAAAAATATTCTACTGAATACAGTAAAATAACCGGATGCACTAGGTTTTATACAAAACTTATAACGAGTAGCCCAATATGGAGGTCGTTGCGTAGAAGGTATAGTTACCTTTAATTTATTTTGATTGTCGGAAAATTCACAAGGAACGTGAACAGTATTGTTTGGGCTTACTAAAGCCGTACTTGCTCTATTAAATTCATCCATATAAATTATACCAATCTCATAATCTCTGTTGCTATGCAGACTTTCTGTGTTTCCAATCTCTTGAAAAGTAGCTTCAGCAGTAACAATATTAAAATATTCCACTACTCTATCAACAGGAGTAGCCACATCATCAACTCTTTCCATTGCTAAAAACTCAAAACCTATTTCATTACTACCTGCAGATGTTACAATAGTAATAGGTTGACCGTATGCAGAAATTCCACTTTGGAATTTTGTCCAACTAGGAGTTAATCCTGCATCAAGAACCTCGGGCACTGCACAATTAAATACATCAGTTAATGTTACCCCTTCGCACGAAGTAGGGTTAGCAGGGTTAGCGTCATATACAGGTAGTATATTTGTAGCTATTCCAATTGCTTCTTGAAAGTTTACGCTTGTTGCTAAATCAAAAACAGTAGTAAAGTCTTGAGGTATTAGATATTGAAAATCAATTGAAAAGTTAGCAGATGTTTCTACAGGATTTGGTGGCCCACCACTAAAATCATCGTGTTCAAAAGTTACCGCAAAAGTTAAAAGCGAACCTGCACTTAAATTAGCATTAGCTAAATTAATAATAAGCTGACCTTCGTTAACAGTAATAGGAACGTCTACAGTATAATCTACAGTATCAGTTCTATCAGTAACTTCAGTTAATCCAATCTCTTCACTAACTAGTTCAGTAATATATTCCAATCTAATAGGAGTGTCATTGACATCAATTAAATCGTATCCATCGACATAATTTCCAAACATTAATCTATTACCCATTAAAGTTTGTGCTTGAGCTAAACGTGGCACATTATCATATAGTCTTAGTAACTCAGATTCCGGTAATATAGTAAATATTTTAGCGTTTCTAAAAACATATTCATATTCTTGATTATCACCTAACCCAAGATTTCCTTTATCTAAAAACTCAATTACTTTAATTACATTACTTACACTTTCTTTAAATAATAAATCAATCCCAACAACTAATGAGCTACCTGAGTTATAAGTAATAGTTGCCGTATTAAATCTATTTATAGCCCCTTCATTTACTTTAGACGTAGGGCTAAAATCAAAAGCTTCAGTTTGAAAAGCAACTTCTGTAAATTGTGATACTGCAGAATATTCGTTGTCTCTATATTTATATCTATATGCAAATGAAATAAATCTATCTTCTAAGTAATTTTCTTCTCCGGGTGCTAATGATAATTCTAATCCGGGACAAGCTACAGGAGGTCTCTTAATAACTAAAATATTTTCCTGTAACAATAAACCACCTATAGCGTCACCTGTACCTCCATCTATGTTAGGGTCTACCCCACTAAGAGCGACAGGGTCAGGATAGTTTCTGTTAACGTTTATTTTTCTTGGCGGATTAAAATCGTCTGTCCAATATAAAAGACCATCAATAATATCTACACCTGTAATTAAATATGTTGGGTTAAAGTTTAATGTAGTTCCATTACTAGGGTTACCGTCAAGACTAACACTAATAATGTGATAAGTAAGTGAACTAGTATTTGTGTTAAATGATACTACTAAATCTAAAATACCTGTGGGTGTCTGTAACGGGCCATCTTGCGCAGGCGCAAAAGTTGGGTCGTGAATAAACCAATACAACTCTTCATTTGCCCCATCTTCTAACGCACCAATAACTTTAGCGTTAACAGATAAAGGTCTAGACCCATAGCTTATGTTGGTAAGTTTTAAATTACCACGAGAGTTTTCAACTGCTCCTATTTCAGATACTTCTGTAGAACCTAGCCTAACATTTTCGGCGTGAATATATTCTCCGTTGGGAACTAAACGTTCATCAACGGATTTATTCATTTTGCCCTTAATAAAATTTCTTTGAAAATCTGCCATCTTATTTTATCCACTTATCCCTACCTCTTAAATTCATTAAGAGTCTTCCCGGATGTATATTGCTTAATCTTATTTTTGCATTACGTAATAAAGCCGACTTTGCTTTTTTTGCTCTATTAACCACATATTCTTGAACTCCTAATTTTGAATTTAATATAGCATAAGTGATATAAGCATATACGTATTCTTCAAATAATTTGTTTACAGTAATTAAGGAGTTATCTCCGTTCTCCATACCATCCGAAACATATTCTAAAATACAACTATTGTTTGCCATAGTGGAATCAAAATTAATTACACCTGCTTTATTATCTATTCTAAATGTAGGATTTGCATTTGCCGTTTCTGTATTTAAACCAAACCTTGCCCCTACTTCATATGTAAAATACCAATAACCTCCATACTCGTATCCTTCTAATCCATAAAATGGACTCAATCTATTTAAATAAATACTTGGTTGTTGGCCTGTTATTCTATCAAAATCTAAATCTGAATATTCAGGAGATAATGCGTTTCCATCTTGGTCAAATAATATTCTACAATCTTGAGCTTGAAGATATGCTTTTGAAGAATTAACTTGAATATTTTCTACCATTGGTCGTATCACCCCATCTTGAAAATAAGATATCCTTACCCAATTTACATAATCAGAAGGTAATACAAAACGTAAGTTTTCACATACAGTTAATTGTAAAACTTTTATTTCTTTAAATGCATCATAGTTTAATTCTTGTACTGCTCTTTTTGCGTGAAATAATATTTTATATCTTTCTTCATTATTCACTAATGAGTGATTGCCTGAATACATTAACAAATAATTTGTTACAATATCTTGTAAAGAAACATATTGGTAAGAACCCCAATTTTGATTTTCAGGAGCATTTCCATTATTTTCGTAATATTCATATTGACTTATATATGGCATAATTATAATTTTTCTTGTTGCTCTTCAGTGTTTTCTTGTGCGCCTGCATATTGTACTACTGAAGATTCTCTAATCGACACCCCTGCATATTGTAATATTTTCATTATTAAATCATTTGTGTCATCTTCAAATAATTCAAAGTCTTGATAATCAGGTTGAGTTTGGTCAAACACAGGCTCTCCTTGACCTCCTAAATCAACGTAAGTCCATCTTGGTGGTAGAGGGTATCTTATATATTGACACACCACATCTCCCGGTTGATTAAATGTATTAGGGAAAACCGTCATATCCAACCCCTCAGTTGTATAAGCAGGAAATAGGTTTGAAGGTGCAGTGAGTAAAGATTGATTCAATAAAGTAATTTTACTATGACTCACTTTTTCAGCTTCTCGGGAATCACCTCCTATTAATACTTTGTTTATTAAATAGTAGTCACTTCCTGTAGTTACTTGAGAAGGCATAAAAAATACATTGGCTGCATTTTGTGTAAGTGGAAGTGTAACAGAAAAAAAATCTATTACTTCTTCATATCCTTTTTTAATATCTGCATATCCTGTTCCTGATGTTCTTTGATTCTCCTTATTGTTTTGGTAATTATATGCATAGAAATAATCTTCAAACAAATCTAATTGTGCTTGTTCTGCATACAGATTAAAATCACCCGGAGAAATATATCCATAATTATTTTTATTCAGTATTGCTAAAACCGTTTGTCTAACCTCGTTTATCATTCTAATTATTCTTTTTACAAAGATAATCAAAAAAAAAAGAGGCTCTATCTGAGCCTCCTTCTTAGCAAAACTTTATTGTCGATATTAACTATCTAAAAGTTTCTCCAAATGTTTCAACGCATCTACTCCATCATCCGACTGAAAATATGACGCTACTATATAAATAGGGTCTTCTCCAAACGGTATTGTACATAGTTTACTTTTATTGGATTTAGTATTATACCATACTTCTTTTCTTTTATTTCTGAATTTTATTAATCCTGCCTCAAAGAATGTGTGTACAGTAGCGTGTAATTTTAACACAGGGTCATTTACCATAGACATAAACTCTTGTGGTTCGTTCTTAGCAAATACAAGGACATCTCTACGCATTTCTTCTGTGCTTATAGTTGAAGGGTCTTTTCCAAATAAAACACGTGTGAGTGTTTCTAATTGTGTAATACTTAATGTTCTTGCTTCAACTAAAGCGTCTACCTGAACATTAATATTATCTACTTCTACTTTAGCACTTTTAGAATTATCAACCTCTACAAAACGAGTTCCGTTTTGAGGATGCAAATGTAAAAATCTTTGTAATACTTGATTTGCTTTTGTTACCCTTAAAAATCCATCTTCAAAAATAATAGGTTCTAATATAGCATTGCCGTCTTGTTCGTCTTCAAAAGGTGACTTTTGATTTCTTGCATATCTTAAAGCTCTTTGAGTTCCTAGCTCTTCATCAAAATGTAATAATGGATATCTTTTAGTGTGTCTTGTTGGCAGCATATAAGATAAAGGTGCTGCATTCCTTGTTAACTTGTAGACCTTGTCTACTAATTCTGTTGTTTTTTTCATTGGATAAAATTTAAAATTTAATTAAAATAATAGATAGGAGTCTCTTTGAAGAGACTCCCTCTATTAATATGTATTCTTAGTCTTGGAAGATAAAGAAGTTGTTTGCACCTAAAGTACAAACTGCTCTCTCTGATAAGAAGTTGACTTCCATCGCATCTAAATCAGATGTTCTTGCACCACCGGCTGAACCTGTAATCCAAGTTTTGTAACGTCTGTCTTCAGTTTCAGAAGCTCTATATCTTACGTGTAAGAAAGGTCTCTTAGCATTTTTACCAAGAATTTGGTCATACACTGTTGTAGAACCTGCAGGGACTAATAGTCCATTTACAGAACCTACACCATCTAAACCACCTCTCATAGTTGGGTCGTTTAAGTATTTCCAATCAGACTTATAAAAGTCATATCCTCTTCTAAATCCTGTGAATCCTAGATTTAAAGCCATCTCTGAATCATTATCAAATAAACCATATGAAGAACCACCTGCTCCGTAAGAGTTTTGTGCTGCTAACATATCATCAATATCAAAACCGAAATCTCTATCAACAAAGATTACGTTCTCTTCAATTGAACCTTGCTTATCTAATCTACTAATGATATTATCAAAGTCTACTAAAGCATCAGGGTTTCCACCTGCCCAAACGTTTCCTCTTTGTTGTACAACATAGAAGATACCTTCAGAACCTTTGTTACCTACTTGGTCAGAAACAACCTGAGTTGCAACACCTGAACCTGCTTCTGCAGGAACTGCTTCAATCATTGCAGTCTCAAGATAGTCATCAAATCTTAATCTTGTTTCGTGCTCTGATTTAAGATACCATAAGTATCCTGTTGCTCCGTCTTCAGTTGTAACTTCAATCCATCCGATTTGTGCCATATCTGAACCACTTACCTCATACTTATCTTTAATGATAATAGGTGAGTTTTCAAAAATGAAATCATCAGCTTCTAAAGAACCTTGCATTCCAAGTGTTCCTTTTCTGAATTCTGAACCATAAATGAATACTGTACAGTCAGCGTTACCTGCACCTGTACCACCTGAATAACCATTCGCATCGTAGAATGAAACATCCATTTGGTTGTTTGCTAAATCTACAGATATAACAATACCTTTGAATTCTGCAGTTCCGTTGTTGTTAGAGACAACAATAGTTTGTCCTACTCTAACTGCAATCTGAACTGTAGCTCCTGAACCCGGCTGAACTGTAGAGTCCGCAGGATTAAGTACGTCATTTATCTGTAGCGTAATTGTTCCTAAATTTACTGCCGCTCCTCCGACAACACCACAATCGATGTATTTAGTGTGTAACCTTCCTTGTTCTGCCCATTTAATAAGGTCAGAATTAGAAGGCATTTCTGCTCCTACCATTCTAAGGAATGAGGAGATTGTTCTATTCCCGTATCTTTCGAATTCTTTTTCGTAAGTATCAGGAAGATACTGATTCAAAAAGTTGAAATCAGTAATGTAATTTGAAGCTAATGGGGTTTGATGCGAACTTGGTTGTAACGCAACTCCCGGTATAGCTTGTAATGCACCTGCCATAATTTTTAAATTTTAAATGTTTTTATTTCTTTTTTATACTTCTAATTTTCAAACCTCTACCACCATCGGTGTTAATAGATTTGAATTGTGTTCCACCCTTACGAGTAACTTCAGGTGTGTTACGAGTCGTCATATTTATATTCTTAATTTTCTTCGTAACATCTTCAGTGGCTTCCGCCTTGCCTTGCTCATAAAAGAACTTAGCAAACTTATCAGGGTCTTGTGCTACCGCAATTACTTTGTGAAAGTCTACTGCATTTTTTAATAAACCGCTTTCATCGACAAATTTATCTGCCCACCCTCCCGGGTTTTCAGCACGTTTTTTTAAATCTGCAACAGAAGAAGGAGAATAAACTACAGTGTTTTCTCCTATATTGAATTCAAAACCTTTAAATTCAGGAGAATATACTTGATTGGTTTTTTCATCATACCAACTTCTTTTTCTCTCAACTTGCTCTTCTCTAGTAGTTGCTTCAGCAATGTATTGCTTATATGCCGTATACTCCTCGTCAGGTACATTTGAAGTGGCAGGTCCTCTTGACTCAAGCGGGTGCTTGTACTTCTCTTGCATATCCTTAAAGTAGGATTTAGCTTTTGCAATAGCTTTTTTCTTCTTTAACTTAACTTTTTTCTTCGTTGTATCATCATCAAGGTCTTCATCAATATAGAAATCTTCCATTAAAATATCTATATCTTCTTCGTCTAGACCATCTTCTGTTGCACGATAGTAATCTTTAAGTAAAGAATCAGGCTCGGTTTCATCATAGTTTTTTTGTAATTCAACATAATCATTCAAACCTCTACCTGTCTCTTTTTTATATTTAAAGTAAGACGCTACATCTTCAGGTAATTCTTCAGATGCTTCACGCTCTTGCATTAAATCGTCAAAAGAGTTAATTTCTTTTCCGTATCTCTTTCCAATATATGAAAGAACTTGCTCATCATTTAACTCTGATGAAGGAGCTTTATCTTCTTCAACCGATTGTGTTTCAACCGGTTCTTCTTTTTCTGTAGTTACTTCTACTACTTTTTCTTGATGCTCTTCAAGTAGTTTTTCTTCTACTTGTGCGACAGACTTTTCTTCAGCTCCGCCAACTGCTCTTACTTTTAATTCCATATGATTATAATTTAATGTTACAAAGATAAGTAAAAATAAATACTAATTTTAGACATTATCTAGGCTCAAATTCTGCCAAGTCAAACCCATCTAAACTATCCTCGTTTGATTCAAATCTCTGAGGAGGTAAATTATTTTTACGTTGATTAATTAATCTAGATTGTTCAGTGTTAGCCTGACTAATCCTACCCGCCTTAGCGTCTTCTCTTTGTAGTTCTCTTTCTGCTAAAGCTTTTTCGCTTATATTTCTTAATTGTTGATTATAGTTAAACTCTTCTGCCATTAATTGAGATTTTAATTTTGCTTCATTGTTTTGTTTTTCAATTTCAAAAGCAATTTCTGCTTGCTTTAATTGCATCTTTCCTTGAATCTCAGTTTGTATTTTTTGCATTTCCATTTGAGATTTCATTTGTTGAGTCTTCATTGCTTGTTGTGCAGCGATTGATTGTTTCTGCATTTGCATTCTTTCTTCTCTATCTTCTTGTGCTTTACGTTTAACTTTTAATAATTGATTAGCAAGTTTAAGATTTTTTATCTCTCTAATATCTATAGCATCTTCTAAATTAATATCTCCTTTGGATAATGCCATTTGTATATTAGCTTCAAGTTGAGCTTTCTGTTCTTCATCAGGGGCAACTTCAATAAAGATTCCAAAATCATATATATATAAATCTTTAATTTGGTTTAAAATACTAACGTTATACTTTCCTATAGCATTAGCAAAATCATCTTTAAAATCAGCATACTCTAAAATATCTGCTACCCTATAAGTTAAAGCCTCAGCTAAAGTTCTGTAGATATAAAGGGAAGCATCTAATATATGACGAGTAGCTACATTAGAATTTAATGCAGCAAGTTTTTGTAACCCAACTAAAGAATTAGGGTCAGGATTAGAAGCATCTCGAGCTTCATTTAATCCTGTTACTTGTCTAATCATTCCTAAATAATGATTGTAATTAGATATTAACATTTGAGTTTTACTAGCTCCTGAGCTTGACTGTAACTCTTTAATTGGAATTTTTCCTTGATTAAAATCTCCGTCTTGAGTATAGCTTCTCCCAATAACAGAACCTGTTTGGAAATATAATCTTAAAGCATCTTCAGGATTATATGCATTTCCTGTTCCTAAATCTACTTCATTCAATCCATCTGCATCTATGTACACTCCATCAGGAACTACTCGTGCAATAACTTGTTGTAATTTTAAATGAGTTATTTGAATTAAATCCGCAAAAGGAATCATTCTTCTGCATAAAGATTCTATAACACCTTTATACATTCGTGGAGCAACTGCTATATAATTTGGTAAAGCGTGTTGTTGAGCTGACTGAGGTCTTACCATATTTTTAGCCAACTCCCATTTTAAAACAATGTTTGTACCCATAACCATTACACCTTCATACCACACATCAATAGTCTTTTCCATTTTTTCAAACTTACCGTCTTCCATCATTTCTTGTGGTGGATTGAATTGGTCGTCTTTCTCAATTACTTTTGTACCTCCGTTTTCTAATTTCTTTTTCTTGTACACCATTTTTTTAGTTGTCTTGTAATTAAAGTACATTAATGTACAAGTGTCTCTATAAAAAATATCATTCTCGTAATATTGTGCGGTGTTATAATAATCGTACCAACTTTGACTGTATTGACTTATTTCTTCTAAATCTTCTTTTGTTAAGCTTTGGTCTATTTTTAATAGTTCTGTTATAGGAAGAGTTTTGATTTCACCCCAATAAAAACAATCTTTAAAATGTGGGTCTTCTGTGTAACTATAAACAATATTGGCAGGGTCTACATATTTAACCTCCACTCCTGCACCCGGTAAAAATTCGTGCTTTGCACAAGCAATACCTAATACTGTTAAATCATAGTCTAATCTTTTTCTAATATCTATATAATGGTTTTCTTCCAATATAGTATTAATAGCTTCTTCCTCTGCTATTTCAATAGCCGGCTTATAATTAAGCTGCATATATAAATTAAGCTCTTCGTCAGTCTCAGGTAATTCATCAGGATTCATTGAAAAAGGGTCTACTCCTGTTTTATTTTGTATTAACTCTAACACATCTTTAGCAGCCATTTGTCCTTCTATCATATCTTGATACTTAGAACGTTTTGCGGAAGACATTGCATCTTGTGCATATGCTTTCACATCAAACATTCTATCATTCATACCATTCACGACAATATCTACAAACTTAGGAATAATAGGAACAGGAGTCCAATCTAAGTTAAGATAACTTAAATCACCGTCTACCGCTAATTCATTTTTGTATTTTCCAACAGGTTGTTCTCCTCGTGCATATAAACGGAGACGATAGAAATCTCTCCATTGATTGTAATATCTGCATTGATTTCCGTCTTTCTTAAACCACTCGTACTGAATAGCCTGTCCAATTTGTAGTCCGAATTCTTCTGTTGCTTTCTCAGCGTCAGAAACGAATTGACTTGGAAAACCTACAGATGAAATATCTATTTTTATATCTTTCATCTATCTTATTATTTCGCTTAAATTCCCTTTGTTATTGTATCTTGCAAAGTTAATAATTATATTTGACTGTTTTTTTTCCGGTTGATACTTATGTTTTTGGGTAGCCATTATAGCTAATCCTGAACTAATTGTCGCATCAAACTTTGTTCTGTTACTAATATCAAACTTTGCCCAATCTTCTAAAGTTCTGTTAAATGGCATATATCCCATTTCGTCTTCTGATATCAAACCTACGTGATTTTCTATATATGATTCTACGGCTGCAGCGTGAGCTTGTTTAACGTCTTCACTAGAATTTGGTATACCTCCTAATTCTTTTTCTGTTTTAGATAATCTATTAAAAGCCTTATCAGGTCGGTTAACACTGAACCCTCTGTATCCTCTGTTTTTAAAATGGTACAACAACCTTGGTTTATTATTTTCCACTAAGATAGGCATTCCATAAAATATACAAGCCATTAATACTTCTTCAAAAAATATTTCTGCAGTTTGAGGACGTGCTACATATTCTAAAAAAAATTGATTACTTGGCGCATCATCCATATTGAATTTCGTTAAACCGTGCAAAGCTCCATTCGAAGCTCCGCCCCCTACTGTTCCTGAAATATCATACGAGTCACAACCAAAAGCTCCTATGTGCTCATTAGCAGGGTATTTAACTCCTCTTCTTTCTATAACTCTATTTTGTAAATTTTTTGGTGGCAACCAACCAACTTTAAATCTTCCACGAATATCAGGTCTCCACACCACCTCTGAATCTATAGCTCCATTTTTCCAATAAAAACTACCTTGGGTGATATGATGTTCTTGAATCAATGAATCATTATAATCGATTTGTTGGTACAACCGTGTAAGATTAAATAATGATTGTTTACTTTCATCTCTAAATGCGTGAGACTCTGTTCTAGGAAATTGCCTGTAAAATTCGTTTAATGCGTCTGCATCATTTTTTAATGACTCAACTTCCGCTTCCCAATATTCAACTACATCATTTATCGGCATTCCGTACTTATCTATATAACCTTCAAAGTTCCACTCCATAGGAATAAATAAATTATATAACCCGCTTTTAGTCTGTCCGTTCTTACTTCGGTTATGCGGATTGGAATCATTAAATAATTTTTTAAATTCTGAACCTCCTTTATTCAATGCATTAGATGTTGACCCCATCATACATTTTCCGATTACTCTACTTCCTAATCTTAAACAAGTTTTTGTAACCCTCCAATTGTTTAATATGTTGTTAGGCTTCAACCATTTACCACTTTCATCGTGAACTAATAATAAAAGCTTTTCCCCATCATATGAGTTATCATCTGTGTTCTTCCAATCTATCGTAGTGTCTAATCCATATAACTCTTCGTCTGCAATATCATACATATTTTTCTTTGTAATTTTTGCAGCAGGTATTCTAAATGCAAGCTCTGTTTTTGGTTTATCCATACCATCTTGTATAGGTTTAAAGAAAAAAGGCAAGCGATTAGAAATAGGTACAACTTTATCTGTAAACATTTTTTTAGCATCCGAACCTGTCTTTGAAAGTATTCCAACCCTTGAATCTTTAGCTAATGTTCCTGTGTTTACACACTCAGAAGAACCCATATATGAAAAACCTGAACGTCTTATTTTTAAATATATCATTCCAAAACATCTATGGTCAGCCCTACAAGCTTCCCAATAAATATAAAAGATTCTATTAGCTTCCCTAAAATCAGGATAACCTACGTCAATGGATGTCCATTGAAGATACATATAGTGAGCTCCTGTAATATACGTAGCAACTTTGTTATTTATAAACCAATAACCTAATTCTCTTTTATCAAATTCATCTTCAATGTAATCTACCCACCTTGACTTAAAAGTGTCAGGCATTGTATTCCATTGAAATATGGAGTTTATTTTACTAAGGGGTTTTGGTAATTCTTTTCTTTGCCAATAATCTTTGTCTCTTTGAAGAGACTTGGGAGCTTTGGGTAATGCTATTAATAATCCATTTACCTCTATAACCTGTTCTATCTGTCCTGTTTTAGAAATAACAACTAAATCATATTTTTCATTATAACCATACAACCAACTTTTATTTCTATTCTTGTTAGAAATAACATTCTTAGGTATAGCACTATCTATAACTCTATATAATTTATTTAGACCTTCTTTCTGCAAATCCTTGTTTTGTATCTATTTTACTTGGACCTTTTTCTTCAGCATCAATAATATTTTTTTCTGCCTCTATTCTAGCAAGAATATCAAAAGCATCCATTATGCATAGTTTTTTTGTGGCTGCCGCATTTTTCAATCTGTCAGCAGCTAGTTCATCTTCAGGGTCAGGTTTTAAAATATCTTCTTTAGCAACTTTTATTAATTGCTCTACCGCTCTCATACCTGCCTGAATTATATTTTTTTTTAATGTTTTTGAATCCATTTATAATTTAATTGTTATTTGATGGTCGTACATTCTGTATAACTTTTCTCCTTCTATTTCAAATTCATATTCTGTATCCGGCTGAAAACAAACCTTATCTCCTTCATTTATGTTGTGATTTCTTAGATATTCATTACTATATTTTATTTCTCCCATTAATGGTTCTTCACTAAATGGTTTATAAATATACGAATCTTCTACAGGAATAGGTTTAGTAAAACAATATCTACCGTGAGTATTCCATTTCTTTCCGTTATGAAACATATAGAATTGGTCGGGTTCTATAAAAAATAAATTATCTTTAAAAAAACTTCTTCCGCTTTTTCTTCTACCATACATATCATTATAAAATTTAAATACGTTATGATGAACAACAAGAATATCTCCGGGCTTTACAGGGCCTGTATATTTTATAGGCGTGGATATGACTTCCGCAAATCTATTAGAAGCTTTATGATTTTCTTCTGAAGTGTTAACTATAAAATCTATTCCACCAATATTTTTAGTGTTATTATATCTAGTGTCGTTAACAGGTTTTGCTATAAATAAATAGGGTGATTTCATTCATTTAATTTAGATTTAATTTTATTTATTTTGTGAGCCAACATCATATGTTGGTCAAAGCTAAGGTTAGATTGTTTTTTTTGGGAAGTATATATTTCGAGCTGCTCTTCTAAGTCTAATCTTTTAAACTCTTCCATTCTTAAAAGTTTATATTATATTCAATTGATACAGGCATCCCTGTAAATTCTTTCCATAACACAACCTCTTCTTTATGATTGGATGAAATCCATATTACAAATGAGTCTTTTGATGTATCATATTTTATAAGATGAATATGATGCGTTCCGTTTAGAACGTCTTGTCCTACTATGTAGTGCATTGCTCCTGATTTATAGTCAGGACCGACTGCAATTTTTCTTATGTCGTTCATTTAATTTTATTTGTAAATACGAATCTCAAAAGGAGCACCCGTTAATAAATCATCATCTAAAGCACCTGTTTCATCTTCAGTTTTAATTATGATTGTATCAGTTGCAGTAACTTCAACTTTTGGAGGTAACCCGTTTGAACCGGGGTTTCCGTAATTAAGCCATACTTGAATTTTATCTATTGGGTCAAATATAGTAGCCGATGCCGTTACCTCATACTCTCCTACTCCGTTTCTTTTATAAGACATTGTTGCTCCGGTAGTATTATTAAGCTCAATAGCGGTAGGGTCATCGGTAGTTTTTTGAGTCACTGAAGCCGTATACACATCATAACCTAATTGTATTTGTGCTGCGAATTGTGCTATTGAACCAACAGTTACATTTTTAGTTGCATTTGATGGAGAAGCGTTAGGAGCAGTAACAATAACTAAATCATCTGCTGCCGCTTGAACTATAGGGTATTGACTAATTTTTGACATCTTAATTTTCTTTTTTAGTTACTTCTCCTGTCTCCATATT